GGCTATCGGACAGTTGGTGAACCAGTTAGGAGTTAAGCGATGAGTGAAGTTGGAGTTGGCATTTACAGCCAAGAGAAAATTACAGAAACCAAGTGGCACCAGGTCGTCCCGAAAGACGTTTCACGGGACAAACTTCTGGTGCAGGCCAGGCATTGTGATCTTGAGGTCATTTCTGGGGACCCTGAGGAGGACGCTGTGGGCGTTTTCCTGAAGGCCGACGACAAGCCCCTCATCTTAAGAAGCGGCTTCACAAGGTCACTTTTTGCCCGCACAACGAAGGATGGCGACAAGGGTCATCTTGTTTACATGGAGGACAGGGGTTGAGCCTAACTATCGACTTCGAGCCCCAGAGGGCTGCTATTTTCGATGCCATTCACCGAGCCATAAACGGCACGTTGGCAGAGAACGACAAGAACGCCACTCCGATCCAAAGGGCCGAAGCTGGCATTGTTCGCCCTGCGGGGGTCGGCTACGTCGAATACAAGATGCTCACCGGGCTGTTAGCCAGAGGTTTGAAGGATGAGTTGCGCTACGACAGCGACCTCGACAAATTTTATCTCTATGGGGTCAGAGAATTTGTGACCCGTATCGAAGCCTTTGGGGAAAAAGCTGGCGAATGCACGGCTCAGATCCAACTGGGTTTCAGTTCCCCGGTCATCTGCGAAATATTGAGGGCTGCGGATTTGTCTGTGATTGACGACAACACGATCACGGATGCTACCTTATTTTTAGAAACTGAACACGAACCAAGATCAATTCTGGACGTGCGTATGGCTACGGCGCTTAAGGACTTAGATATCGTGGATGGCTTAAGTAGTATTGAGTCGGTGGGTTTGGAAAACCAGATTTACTCGACTCCATTGGAAGTGATTTTAATTAAACCTTAAAGGGGGAATGATGGCTGAACTCGCATCAATTATCGACGTACAGATCACACGTCAAACCAGTATTCCAACGCAAACAGGGTTCGGCACCCCTTTGCTCGTTGGAGACAGTGACCGTTTCACAGCAGGTGAGCGGATAAGAACATATTCATCAATCGAAGAAGTGGAAGCTGATTTTACAGCCGGTGACTTTGAAATCACCATGGCCAGCAACGCCTTCTCTCAGCAAGTGCGCCCACCGCAAATCAAAATCGGTCAGGTCGAAGCAGGTGACGCTGGCGACTACGTGGTAGCACTGAACGCTATTCAGGCCGTGGACGACGACTGGTATGGCTTGGTTGTGGAAACCGTGGACGAAGCCGACATTTTGGCCATCGCTGCTTGGGTGCAAGCCCGAGTGAAACTCTTCGGAGCCCTTACGCGTGACGCTGCCGTGATCGCAGCCACCGCCGGAAACGTGCTCGAAGACTTGGTCAATGGCGCTTTCTTTCGCTCGCCTTTGCTTTACTCCGCGGACACCAACTCACATGGCTTTGCAGCTTGGATGGGTCGTCAACTTCCACAGCCTGCGGGCTCTACCAACTGGGCCTACAAGACCTTGGCTGGTGTGACGGTGGACAGCTTGAGCACCACTGAGCAAAACAACGTAACCAACAACCGTGGCTCCATCTACATTAAAGTGGCTGGCATCAACCAAACCCAGTTCGGCCGAACGAACGACGGTGACTGGATTGATGTGATCCGTGGAGCTCACTTCAGCCAAACGCGTATGCAAGAGGCCATCTTGTTCCGCTTGGCCAACAGCGAGAAGATCCCCTACACCAACGATGGGATCGCCACTGTGGAGAACGAAATGCGTGGGGTTTTGAAAACCGCTCGTGACGTCAACGGCATTTTAAGTGATTTCACCATCACTGCCCCAGACGTTGCTGACATCAGCGCAATCGACAAAGGAAACCGATTTTTACCCAATATGCAGTTCCAAGGAACTTTGGCTGGTGCGATCAACACCACTCAAATTCGCGGAACGCTTGTACTATAAGGAGGCTTTGAATGGCTAAAGATTTCGACCCAAAAGAGGTGAGCATCATCATCGCTGGACACACCGTTCAGGGCTACGCCGATGGTACTTTCGCTTCGTTCGCTAAGAACAAAGACAACTACGCCCTGACAGTCGGGGCTGACGGAGAAGGAGCGCGTGTAAAGTCTAACGACCGCAGCGGGCGACTGACCGTCACAATTTTGCAGACCAGCTTGAGTAACGATGTTCTGAGCGGTCTGGCCACAGCCGGGGCTCAGTCTCCTTGTTTGTTGAAAGACAACAATGGTACAACTATCCTGGCTACCGACACAGCTTGGTTAGTTCGTGAACCGGATTTCGAGTTCGGTAACGAGGCGACCAACCGAGAGTACATCATCGAGAGTGACTCTTGGGACCAGCTTGTAGGAGGGGTTTCAGCCTAAGTCTTGAGGAGGACGCGTAATGGAGAGTAAAGAATCAACCACCGTAGAATTAAAAGGATGCAAGTACGAGTTCGGCAATTGGGAGCCCGAGCTCGGGATGAGAATGTTGACCAGGCTTATCAAGATTTGCGGAGAACCTTTAGCGAAAGCGATCATTGGCATGGGTGCCGAGGCCGCCTCCAAAGGGTTGGATGCAGAAATTGATAACACCAAAAAAATGGAACTCATCGGTGCAGCCTTAGGCGCTTTGGCTATGAATTTGGAAGAGGAGACTGTCGTTAAGTTCGTCAAGGACTCTTTCACCGAAGCTTATGTAGATGGAAAGCCCCTGAGTTCAGTGTGGAAAGCACACTTCATGGGCCGACCGGGCTTGATGTTGCAGGTAGTTCGTCATCAGTTACAACACCAGTTGTCTGATTTTTTAGAATTACTTCCCGTCAGCGCCCTGAGCTAAGGGAACCCAAGTTCAAGCCAAGGGACTTGAAATTTGAAGCGATAGACTGGTGGCTGATGCGGCCAGTTTTGAGCGGAAAGGTGAACAGTTTATACGAGGTCAAAAAGAAATGGACTCTTAAAGACTTGGCACTTTTCCATCATTTCCTAGATGTCGAGGAGGAGGCTAACGACCACCACCAGAAAGAGACAGAAAGGGAAATGGCCAAAGCTAAAAAGGGGAAAAGGTAGTGTTTAAGTTTCGAGAAATTGCCAGTGAAAACCGCCAGAGGTTTTTTGCTTACCAAGGCAGCACCGGCTTAAGGCAGCTTTGTGGAGCTGGTAGCGTTCACAAGCGTCAGTCATCTTCTCGAACACCTCTCCTGTTTCCATGTTTTTCACAGCTCTGGAGTTGTGCCCCACGCAAGAAGGGGCTTTGCCTTTTTTGGCTTCGCTCATTTTTTTCCTTGTTTCGTCAGAGTGCTTTTTCCCCAGGAAGGGCCTGTCGGTTCTCCGCTTCTGACCCTCGGACATTTTTTTTCTTGATCCCTCATTTGGAATTGGTCCGGTGTTTTTATTGTAACCAACATCAGGGTTCGTGGTATCAAGCTGTTCAGTCCATTTTTTCTCTAAAGAGAAGGCCTCTTGTTTTGAGTGGGTCTTTTCTAAAATCTGGTAATAAAAGTCGACACCCCGAAACTCCCGATGTTTGTGAGTGGCCATTCTTTGTTTTAATTTGGAAGTCATCCCTACATATTTTTTGCCGTTTTCCGGGGTTATTATTAGATAAATCGAATACATATTTTTTCTCCTTTTTGCGAAAGAATTGTTTACCACGAAACCCTGTCAAAAGGAAACTGTTATGGCTACGATAAGAGAGTTTGTCACGACTTGGGGGTTTGAGATAGACGACCGCAAGCTCAAAATGCTCGATAAGAACGTCGAGAAAGTGAATAAGCGCCTGGAAGCAGGAGCCAGAGTAGCCAGCCGAGTGGGCCGTGGGCTCACGCTTGGTTTGACCTTACCCATAGCAGCCGCTGCTGGAGCAGCCATCAAGTTCGCGTCCGACGCTGAAGAAACAAAAAACAAATTTAACGAATTGTTCGGTTCCCTTGGTGACGAAGCCGAGAACGCGAGCCGAAGGCTGGAAAAGAGTTTCAAGCTGGCAGAGAGTACGTCGAAGGATTTGCTGGGTGCCACCGGGGACATTTTACAGGGGTTCGGTTTAACTGATGCACAAGCACTCCAGTTGAGTGAGACTGTGCAGGGTCTTTCTGCCGACATCGCGTCTTTTAAGAACGTGCAGGGTGGAACGGAAAGAGCTTCGAGGATCATCACGAAGGCCCTAGTTGGGGAGAGGGTCGCGTTGAAGGAGTCCTTGGGGACCCAGATCACCGCCGAAGAAATCAAAAAAAGAGCTATAGAAATACAACGAGAGCAAACTGATCTTACTTTGCAACAGGCCGAGGCCTTTGCGACAGTCAGGTTAATCCAAGAGAAGAACACCAAAGCGTTAGGAGATTTCAACAGAACCCTAAGTGGAGGAGCCAACTCGTTCCGAGTGTTCCAGGAGTTGCTCAAGGGTGTGGCGGAGAGCTTCGGGGAAATACTACTTCCCCCGGCTCTCCAAATTTTAAGCGTCATCAACGATATGTTGGAGGCGGTGAAGGAAATGAACCCTTTTTGGAAAACGACCATTCTGCTTTTTGCAGGGTTGGCTGCGGCCTTCGGTCCTATTCTGATCTTTACCGGGTTGATGTTGACCTCCATTGTCGCCATTCGCCGAGCCCTGATACTGATGAGGCTGGCAGGCATACAGAGCTTTACGGCCTTGCTGCTGCCCCTGTTAAAAATCATAGCCGTGGCTGCCATTCTGATGTTGGTCTTCGAGGACCTGTTTGGCTTCTTCACAGGAAAGCGTTCACTCTTCGGTCTGATAATTTCCCAAGCACTGGACGCCTTCAACTTTTTGGAAAAGAAATTCAACGGTCTGCCCACAATAGTTAAAAGAGCTATTGGGATCGCCACAGCTCCCATCAGAGGTTTGATCTCCCTGGTCCGAGGCATTGGCGGGGCTTTGGGTGCTCTGTCTGTGGGTGACTTTTCAGGAGCCTTGGACGCTGCCAAGGGTATAGCCTCAGATTTCCTCTCTGGCTTTACTGCGGACACACTGAGCGGGGCCTTAGGGTTTGGGTCAGAGCAGTCCGTGGATCAGCAAATTGGAAGCCTAGCAGGAGTTCAAGCTGTGCGTGGTGGTGGGCCTTCCAACGTCACACAACAAACGACCAACAATGTTTCGGTGACCGTGCCCCAGGGGACGCCGCCTGACCAAGTGGCTCCGGCTGTGGAAAGAGGCATTAAGACTAGCATGGACGAGATGATGCGAAAGACCCAAAGGCAACTCACAACAGCGGTGGTGAATTGATGAATATTGAAGACGCTTTAATCATGCTTCTTTTAGTTGTGTTGGCTGGATTGTCGTTTGCTTTTTTCGGGAGAGATATATGGCCGTTTTAAGCCTACTCATTGGCCAGCCGCAGTTCAGAACCACGGTGGGAGTTTTGCAATTGGACGCTGCCCAGAACATTACCCACGAAGCCAATGCACAGATCACTAAAAACCCCATCGAGGATGGCTCCGACGTCAGTGACCATGCCCGCTTGGAAAACCGAAGAGCCACTGACAGCCATAGGCTCGGCCTTTAACCTTTTCACTGGAGCAGCTGCTGGAGCGGTGGGAGAATTGGCCGGTGGTTTTGCAGCCAACTTTGCAGCCCGACAACTGGGAAGCATCGCCGGAGCAATAGCTTCAAGAAACGACCAAGACCGACTCTACCCAGCCAAAGCCTTCGAGTACCTGAAGGAGTTGCGTGACAATCGCATCCCTTTCAACATTGTCACCCGGCTGGAAACCTACACCAACATGATGCTCACAAGGCTGTCTGTACCACAGGCCGCTGACGAAGGGCGCAGCTTAAGGTTCCAGGCCACGTTTGAGCAGATACAAATTGTTCGCACCAGAACTCTGCAAATACCAGAGGCCCAGACCCAAACCGGGGCTGTGAAAAAAGAGGACACTGGAAAGCAGACAGGCACTGAGGAAGACATCGGCTCCACAACACTTTTCGATTTAACCGGCAAGTTGGCTGGGATAAGGGAGAGTTTTTAATGGCCTTGATTAGTTTACCTGTTCGCAACGACCTTCCTGAGCACCAGTTCCGCATAGAGATCGAGGGCACAGTTTACACGCTTCGTTTCCGTTGGAACCAGAGGTACGAAACTTGGTTCATGGACATCGCGGACGCCGAGGACACCGACATTTTAAATGGAGTGGCTTGCTTGTCCAACCGAGACATGATCGGCCACATTCGCAACAACAACATACCCCCTGGCATTTTCATCACCTACGATGAGACTGGTCAGGAGCGTGACCCGGATAGAACAACTTTCGGCAACGATGTGAAGCTCTTTTATGAAGAGTCGACGGGGGCTTGATTGGCTGGTGAACTTCTTTTCAATCGCTACACAAGACTGGAGGTGGGTATCCCTGGACAAGAGGGTTTGGTCATCGAAGGCTTGCGTATTTCTTTTGAAGTAGAGAAGACCAGCACCTCCACGGCCAACGCTTCCAATATTTCTGTGTACAACCTCAACAAAGCCAGCCGTTCCTTTATGGAAAAGAAGGGTTTGTTTGCCCGCTTGATCGTCGGCTACAAGCCACCTTTGGACATAGGGTTCGAGGAAATACTCGCTGTTGGTAACGTAGCCAAGGCGCTGAACGATCGCACCCCACCTGACTGGAAAACCCAGTTCGAGATAGGTGACGGGGAAACGGCCCTCAACGAAACTGCTGTGAACAAATCTTTCGACGCTGGTATCTCTCTGTCCTCAGTCATTTCCGATGTGGCTGGAACTTTTGGCAAGCCGGTGTCTTACATTAAGGGCGTTAAGGACAAGGTGCTCAAGAATGGGCTTTCGGTTTCCGGCGCAGCCAAGGCAATTATGGACGACATCACAGAAGAGGGTGACGTCGAGTGGTCCATACAGGATGATGAGGTCATTGTGCTCCCCAAGAGTGGGGCCACGGATGACGAGGTTTATGTGCTCACACCAGAAACAGGCCTGATCGGTTCGCCCAAAAAAAGAGAAGAGGGTATCGAGTTCAGCTCTTTGATTATCCCCAAGCTACGCCCAGGTCGTCGGGTTCGTTTGGAGTCCCAGGACTTCACCGGTCTTTACCGTATTCGCACAGCCAAATTCAGAGGGGACAACTTCGAGGGCCCTTGGGACTGTCGAGTGGAAGCAGTGGAGGTGGGCAGTGCCACAGCGTGAACAAACAGTCAATGAGACGCCCACCATGGCCGATGTAATCAAGTATGCAATCGAAAACCGATTAGTGGACCTGCACACTTGTATGCCAGGGACGGTGGTCAGCTATGACCCATCGCTGCAAAAAGCCGATGTTCGTCCAGATTTTAAGAGAAAATTAAGAACCGGGGAAGTGGCTGAAATGCCCACCATCAAGGGTGTGCCAGTGAGGATGCCCAGGACAGGCAAGGCGTTCATTCACCTGCCCCTGAAGGCTGGGGACAAAGTGACCCTCCATTTCCATGAGCGATCTCTGGAGGAGTGGAAAGACTCTGGTGGTTCGGTGGACCCGAGCACTGAGTCCAGAAAACACGCAATAACGGATGCGTATGCCGAGGTCGGGGGTTATCCTTTCAGTGACGCGGTCGCGGGTGATAGCAGCAATATTCTGATTGTCAACGACAAAGCCAAGGTGACAGTGCAGCCCAATGGCCGTTACAAGATAGCCAACCAGAGCGAGGAGCTTTTAACCATTCTCAGTGAAACAATCGATCTTCTTTCCAAAACAACAACCAACACGGTCTTCGGGCCGATGAAGCTGAACGACTTTTCCGGCCTCATCGCGCTCAAGAAAAGACTGGACAAACTGAAGGGGTAGCCTATGTCATTAGACGCGCCCACATTATGGGCCACACAGATAGTCGCAGCAGCAAAAGCAGCCGGGGTGCAAGCCGGGACCCCAGTGACAGACGCTCAGTTAATCGCTTTTTGGGAAGCGGTGAAAACTGTGGACACCACTCAGCTTGGGAAAGCCGACGTGCAGCCGGGAAGCTTTTTGGATAGCCAGTCTGCACCAGTCACGGGCACAGGCGGTCCAGTCAAATGAATGTAGGTCAGGACGTCAACGGAGACATCGATGTAGTGGACGGTCAGCTTGTGCTGGTTGGAGAGCAGTACGCCACACAGCTCCGAGAAATTGAAGAACATTTGGAGCAGCGCCTTCGGACAGTTCAGGGGGAGTGGTTTTTGGAGCGCACAATTGGCCTCCCTTATTTCGATGAAATCTTTACAAAACCCTCTAATATCCAACTGATAGAGGCACTCTTCATCCAGGAGATTTTGGACACACCGGGCGTTATTCGCTTGCTGGAGTTCAACATGGACCTTAATAAACAGACTCGCACCCTATTCTTTCCGCAGTTGAAAATTCAGGCTACCAGTGGTGTGATTGATTTCGCAGGATTCGAGGTAATTTGATATGGCTTTTGGTGTAACCGCAGCAGGATTTAAGGCCAAGCGATTGGCAGACATTAAGGCCGAACTCACGGCCAAGTATCGTTCAGTGTTTGGCGCTGGCGTGAACTTAGACCCCCGAGGCCCTTTTGGGCAGAAGCTCAATTTAGAGGCAGAGGAGCTGGCCCAGCAATGGGAGTTGGCCGAGGCCGTTTACAATTCTTATGTGCCTCGCAACGCCAAGGGCGTGGGGGTGGACAACGTGCTCGACCTGGTTGGGCTACGCCGACAGAACCCCACCAACTCCATAGCCGACATCACATTTTTCGGCACACCGGGCACAGCCCTGAACACCACCCACCAAGTGGGCCACTCGTCCGTTCCCACCACTATTTTCCAACTGACAGAAAGCGGAACCATAGTCGCTGGCACCGGTACAGATGAGGTGCAATCCATTGCGTTCTCAGCCGTTCCTGACGCCGGGGACTGGGAGATCACTTTCGACACCGACATCACAAACACCCTGGCTTTCAACATTACTGCCGGCCAACTGCAAACCGAGCTGGAAAACTTACCCAGCATCGGGGCAGGAAACGTCTCAGTCTCAGGTGATTTCAGCACAGGCTTCACCATCACTTTTCAAGGTTCCCTGGAAGAAACACCATTGGACCAACTGAGCATTACCAACAACAACCTCGAAGAGTCCTCAAATCCGGTCACAGCGACGCCCTCCACAGATACCGAGGGGGTTTTGCCCAATATCACTTTATCAGCCGCAGCGACCAACACAGGCTCCCTGAACGCGCCTGCTGGTTCACTCACGGTGCTCACTAATGTTCCTGCTGGTGTGGACTCAGCAACCAACCCCCTGGACGCCGAAGTCGGGGACGAGCTGGAAACTGATGCCGAGGCGTTGATCCGCAGAGACGACTCCGTGGCCATCCCAGGTCACTCCACTTTGCCTGCTTTGCGGGCAGACATTTTGCAGCTTGATGGGGTGGAGGCTGTGAGGATATTTGAAAACGACACTTTTGTAGAAATTGATGGGCGCCCACCCAAGTCTTGGGAAGCAGTGGTGCAAGGGGGTGACAATGATGAAATCTTCGACGCAGTCTTGGCCGGAAAAGCCGGGGGCATTGAAACAGTCGGTACCCTCTCCAAAGTTCTCAAGGACTCTAATGGCTTTGATAAAACTGTTTATTTTAGCCGCCCGACAGCCATTCCAGTTCATGTCATTGTTGACCTCAAAACCAACATTGGCTTTCCGGTGGATGGGGCAGCACAAGCCGCTGCTGCTGTTCTGGCTTACGGGAACGGTCTTAGCATTTCTGATGATGTGATCATTTTCACTCAGCTCGTCTGTGCTCTGGATGGGATCAACGGCATTATTGATGTCGACGTCAAGCTCGGCGCAGCCACCATACGAGCCGAAGGAACCCAGGTGG